GTCATCGCTTCGACAGGCCAATAGACGTTTGGTGCGGCTCGGACACGACAGAGACAACGCGCGACACTGTGCAGCGCAACCTGATCGGCCCGCCCGCTAATCGGGATGAGTGGGGCACGGCAGCAATACCGGCTGACGCGCTGATTGATACGAAGATGCGCCAAGGCGTTGCCGATGCAGTGGATACGGTTCTTGTCCGGCATGTTTCCGGCGGCGTCAGCACGGGCGGCTTCAAGAGTTACGATCAGAAGCGCCAGAAATGGCAGGGTACAAAGAAAGACGCGATTTGGCTGGATGAGGAGCCCCCCATGGATATCTACATGGAGGCGCTGACCCGGACGAATGCGGTTGATGATGGCCTGTTGTTTATGACGTTCACGCCGTTGCTCGGCATGTCTGAGGTGGTTCATATGTTCTTGGATGGCGAGGGAAAGTGACACGCCACGTCACGCGGATGACGATTGACGATGCAGAGCACATAAGCCCGCAGAAGCGTGCGGAGATTATTGACAGCTACCCACCGCATGAGCGCGAGGCCCGGACAAAAGGCATCCCGGCGCTAGGGTCTGGTCGAGTATTTCCTGTCACAGAGGACAGCATAGTTGTTGAGGCGTTTGATATCCCGCGCCATTGGCCTGCGATAGCTGGCTTAGACTTTGGATGGGATCACCCAACGGCGGCAATACGGACTGTCTGGGATAGGGACGCAGACGTTATCTATCTCACGGCAGCCTATCGCCGCAAAGAGGCGACGCCCTTGGAGCATAGCGTTTCGCTAAAGCCATGGGGAACGCAACCTTGGGCTTGGCCGCAGGACGGACTGCAACGAGACAAGAGATCGGGGCAGACGCTCCGGCAGGATTACAAGAACTACGGGCTATCCATGCTGGCGAAGCACGCAACGTTTCCAGACGGAGGCAACGGTGTTGAGGCTGGCATAATGGAGATGCTGCAACGGATGCAAACCGGGCGTTTCAAGGTGTTTGCTCATCTTGAGGAATGGCTTGCCGAATTTCGGATGTATCACCGCAAGGACGGGCAGATCGTCAAAGAGCGAGACGACCTGATGGATGCAACGCGCTACGCGATCATGATGCGGCGCTTTGCGGAACCGCCAATGCTTACCGACGAAGATGATTGGCGCGATGAACACGACGGCGCGCACGGGCGCTCAGAAAGCACGGGGTACTGATGAACGATATGACCCCTGATGAGGCTTATACGGGCGTTCCATTTCCGGGCGTCTATCAGCCAGATCCGCGTGAAGAACGCATGGCGCTATTCCAGCAGCTTACGGCCCCGGACAACTTGGCTGAAATGCTTGAAGACGCTGAGATTGGCCGCATTGGTCAAGAGGTCATCAGCGAATTTGAGATTGACGACGAGTCCATGTCGGACTGGCGCGAGAAGATGCAAAAAGGCGTTGATCTTGCCAAGTTGGTCAAGGAAACGAAGTCCTATCCTTTCCCAAACGCCTCAAATGTAAAGTATCCGCTCGTCACCAGTGCGGCGCTGCAATTCAATGCGCGAGCCTACCCTGCGATTGTTCCTGCGGAGCGTGTGGTCAAGGCGCAGGTTTTCGGCTCCGATGCTGATGGCATGAAGGCCGCGCGCGCTGATCGTGTATCAGCTCACATGAGTTACCAGCTTCTCAACGAGGTTGAGGAATGGGAGGAAGAAACAGACAAGCTCCTTGTGCAATTGCCCATTGTCGGAACGATGGTGCGCAAGGTGTGGTTCGATGGTGCGCGGGGGCGCATTCGTTGCCGGATCATCGACCCCGGTGAGTTCATCGTGAATGACCGCGCTCGGAACCTCTCAGAAGCCCCGCGTGTTAGCGAAAAGCTGATGCTCTACCCGTCAGAGATCAAAGAGAGGGAGGCGTCAGGCGTTTGGCGTGTCTGCGATTATGGCATGGAGGACGGTGCAGACAAAGACGCGCCAGTTGAGTTTATTGAGCAGCATCGCCTCATTGATTTGGATGGAGATGGCACCCCGGAGCCGTACATTGTTGTGGTTCATCGCAAGTCTGCCAAGGTAGCGCGCATCGCAGCGGACTACACTCCGCAGGATGTGAACCTTGCTGACGACGGACGAGTGTTGTCCATTCAGCGCAATAGCTACTTCGTCGCTTATCACTTCCTACCGTCGATGGATGGCGGTTTCCACGGTACAGGGCTTGGCCTTTTGCTGGGAGATATATCCGCCGCGATCAACACGAACATGAACATGCTGATTGACGCAGGCCATATGTCGTCACTCGGCGGGGGCTTCATCGGCTCGGGTTTTCGGGTGAAGGGCGGCAATCAGATGCGCCGACCCGGCGAGTGGAAAATGGTAGGGACAGAGGGTGCGGTTCTTCGTGATAGCATCGTGCCGATCACATTTCCGGAGCCAAACAACGTTCTGTTCCAGATGCTGGGGATGCTGATTGAGGCGGGCCGTGAGGTGGCGTCAGTCAAGGACGTTTTGACAGGCGACACTGGCAATAAGAACATGACTGCCACCACAACAATTGCCCTGATCGAACAGGGAATGATGGTGTTCACGGCGTCCTATAAGCGCATTTTCCGGTCTCTTAAGCGTGAGTTCAAGCTGATTGGCGGGCTGAACGCTTTGCACGCTTCGCAAGAGGCGTATGCGCAATTCCATGACGAGCAGGTTGATGTTCGAAAGGACTACAGTACCGGCGGCATGGATATTGCTCCGGTTGCTGATCCGAACAGCGTCACGAAGATGCAAGAGGCGGCAAAGGCCAACCTTTTGATGCAGATGGCGCAGCAAGGCTTGGCTGATCCAGCAGAGGCAGCAAGCCGGGTCTTTGAGGCCATGGATATCGCCGACCGTGAGGCGCTTATGCCCAAGCCGGACCCGGCAGCGCAGGCAATGCAAATGATGGGCGTCAAAGCGGCTGAAGCTGACCTGATGGCGAAGTTTGCCGAATTGCAGTTGACGATGGCGAAGATTGAGGAAGCGCGCAGCAAGTCAGTCAAAAACATGGCAGACGCCGCTGACACTGAAAGTCAGACATCCCTCAATCAGACGATGCTCCAAATGAAAGTGATGAAAGATGAGATTGAAAGCACCCTCGCACGAGGACTTGGAGGCATGGCAGGCGCTACCGCTAACGGTGGACCTGGCGGCATTGTCCAGCAAGTCGCTGCTCCTGCGCCAGAAGGCTTTGCAGGCGCGGGCGTTGACCCCGGAATGCCTTTCAACCCCGGATCGGGTCAGCCAGTTCCGGGCGGAGGTTATGGGCCTGCAATGGGCAATGGAATGGGTTGAGGACTTTCTCACCACAACAGCAGATGAAATCGAAGCAGCGATGAGGCAGATTGATGAACACGAGCGGAATACGACCGATTGAGTACAACGTGCTGGTAAAGCCGCACGAGGTGCAGAAGACAACGACGGGCGGCCTTCACCTGCCCGATCAGCATGTTGAGCGGGAAGCTTTCTCGCAAACGCGCGGGGTTCTGGTGGCGAAGTCGCCGATGGCGTTCACGTTTGAGGACTGGCCATCATCTGAAAAGCCCCCCCAAGTTGGGCAGGAAGTTTTCTACGCGCGAAATGCAGGCGTTGTGACAGAGGGCGTCGATGGGGCAGGCTATCGTGTCCTCAAGGATCGCGACGTTATCGCAGTCATTGCAGATGAGGTGTCAGCATGACCGATTTTGCACCAGAAGCAGAGGAAAAGCCTCTCGCCAATGCGCCGGAGCCGGTGGCTGAGACGCAAGATGCAGTCGAACCTCCCGCACCAGAAGCCCCGGCGAGCGATGCGGAAGCCGAGGCCCGGAAGTACGGGTGGCGTCCGAAAGAAGAATTTGACTATGAGCCTGAGCGCTGGGTTGACGCTGAGCGCTTTCTCGAAATGCCCGCAACGGCGGTTAAACGCCAGCGAGATGAAATTCGGGAAATGAAGGCGGAGGTTGATCGTCAGCGGAGTGAAAGCGCCGCCGAGATCGACAAGATTCGCAAGGCGTCATTGCAGGCCGTCAAAGCTGCTCAGGACGTGGCGAAGGCTGACTATGAAGACAAGATGGCGTCCCTTGATCGCGCCAAGCGCGAGGCGGTGGAAGCCGCTGACACCGACGCCTACAACCGGGCGGATGAACAGCAGAAGGCGCTCAAGGCCCCGGAACCGGCTCCGACAGAGGAAACGGCGGACAGCATCGGCTCTGATCCTGCGTTCAAGGCGGCGCTGTCGAACACAACCTGGCACAATGACCGTTATATGATGTTGCAGGCGCAGCAGTTGGTTGACGCTTCGCCGGAGTCGGCATCATTGCGCGGCGCTGATCTTGTTGCGTTCGCCGACAAGAAACTGCGGGAGTACTTTCCCTCCAAGTTTCCTGCCGCGCCAGTTACTCCGGCATCACGCGTTGATGGTGGCGGATTGGCTCCATCCGCCGGCCGCAAGAAGGGCTTTGACGCCTTGCCTTCTGAGGCGCAGGCAGCAGGGCGCGAGTTTGTCGAAAGCGGCGTTTTCAAGAGCCTCGATGACTATGCGAAGGCATATTTTCAGGAGAATGCATCATGAGCCGTAACGCACAAATCAAACAGGAGCGTCGTCGCCGGAATACGAGCGATGGACTTGGCAAGACGCGTCGCCTCGCGCTTGATGAAAGCAAGCTTGATCGCGAAAACTTCGAATATCGGTGGGTCAACGACGTTCCCGGACGGATCCACCATATGACTGTAAACGATGACTGGGATGTTGTGACGGATCACTCCGGCGCAATGAAAGATGACAACGCCTCTATGGGCGCAGGCGTTTCCGCATATGCGGGAGTTCAGAAAAACGGATCGGCTCTGTCCACCGTGCTTTTGCGCAAGCCCAAGGACTTCTGTGAGCAGGATCGCGCTCGCAAACAGGAAGCGATCAAAGAGATGGAAACGGCCATGGTTGCGACCAACGGCTCGAAAATCGAAGGCGACCGCGCATACCTGCCTGAAAATGGCGGGCTGGCAATCCGCCAGTAGGTACGCCTACCCAATCACATCTATCAGGAGACTGAGCTATGGCTAACGCTGATGCTCCGCGCGGGCTTTCGCCTGTGCGCTATCTTGGTGGTGCTGCCTATACGGGCGCGACGAGCCTCTATTTCGTCCCTGCCGGTGACAGCACTGCTCTTTTCGTTGGCGGGCTTGTGAAGCTTGCTGGCTCCGCTGACGCTGACGGCGTCCCAACCGTGACGGGCAACGTCACTACGGGCGATGCCGTTGTGGGGGTTGTCACGTCCGTCGTGCCAGTCACTCGCGACAGCACCATTTACCGTGAGGCAAGCGTCGCTCGCTACGTGAACGTGGCCGATGATCCAAACCTCTTGTTCGAGGTTCAGGAGGATTCGACAGGCGCTGCGCTTGCCGCCACGGCTGTTGGCAATGTCGCTGATCTTGCGACGATTACCGCAGGATCGACCGTCACTGGCTTCTCCACAATGGAGATTGACAGCAGCACGGCCACCGCATCCGGCGACGGCACGCAGGATGTTCTCATCCATTCGCTCGCGCGAGCGGAGGACAACGCAATCGGCACGAATGCAAACTGGCTTGTTCGCTTGAACAACCATGCGTTCGTTGACGGCAACACTGGCGCATAAGGAGGACTGGAAATGACTGGTGTAATCAGCACGGGCAACCATCCCGCCGCCCTATGGCCGGGCGTTCACGCCTTCGTCATGGGGAAATACAACGAACACCCCATGGAGTGCACGCGCATCTTCGACTTCTCAACGTCCAAACAGGCATACGAAGAAGACGTGGAGACGACGGGCTTTGGCATGGCGAAGGTGAAGGCGGAGGGCTCCGGGACCGAGTATGACTCGCACGCTCAGGGCTTCACAAAGCGCTACACGCATGTGGCCTATTCGTTGGGCTATATCGTCACCCGCGAGGAAAACGACGACAATCTCTACAAAGAGAAGTCATTCAAGCGCGGCGAACAGCTTGCGTTTTCCTTCCGCACCACGAAGGAAACCGTGGCGGCGAACGTCCTCAATCGAGGCTTCAACGCTTCGTATGTGGGCGGTGACGGCAAGGCGCTGTTTGCGGCGGATCACCCGACGCTTGCAGGCGATCAGAGCAATGTTCTGCCGGTGGCGGCTGATCTGTCTGAGTCCTCCCTTGAGGACATGCTGACGCAGATTATGGAGGCCAAAAACTCGCGCGGCCTGCAAATCGCCATTCGGGGCGCGTCCTTGATCGTCCCCCCGGCGCTGGCCTTTACGGCAGAACGCTTGATGGAATCCAATCTGCGCCCCGGCACGGACCAGAATGACATCAACGCAATCCGCAATATGGGCCTTTTGCCAAAGGGCTACACGGTGAACCACTATCTGACCGACGATGATGCATGGTTCATCAAGACCGATGCGCCGCACGGGTTGCAGGGGTTCACGCGCAAGTCCTACGAGTTCGCCCGCGACAATGACTTCGACACGGGCAACGCGAAGGCGAAAGGCTATGAGCGTTACGCGCTCGGCTGGACCGACTTCCGTGGGGCGTTTGGCACGCCCGGCGCGGCCTAACGACAAAGAGTGGGGGGCTTCGGCCCCCTGTTCACTTTCACCGGAGGCGTGTTCATGACCCACTATGCAAAAGGGCAGTGGAACGCGATATGCGACCGGTGTGGTTTCAAATTCAAATCAGGCGACATGCGGAAAGAATGGACGGGCCTTATGGTCTGCTCCGGCGCGAATACCAACGATTGTTGGGAACCGCAGCATCCGCAAGAACGCAAAAAAGGCCGGGTTGACCGGCAGTCAAATGAATGGACGCGCAGTGAGCCGCCGGATGTTTTCCTGGCGCCCGGTGACGTGACTGCGGAGGACTTGTGATGGCGACAACCTCAACACGCAATGCGCGATCATTGATTAAATCTGCGCTCCGCAAGGCCAATATTTTGGGGCAAGGCGATGAGCCTGACAGCGACTCCGCAGACGAAGCATTGGAGGCGCTAAATCTGATGCTCAAAAGCTGGCAGAATATGGGATATAATCTATGGACCAAGACAGGCGCGACACTGACGCTGACAACAGCCGCGTCATATGATCTTGACCCTGTCCGACCGCTTCGCATTCTATCCGCTCGGCTGACGCGCTCCGGCATTGAGACGCCGATGCATGAAATGACGCGTGATGAATACGATTGCATTCCCCAGAAATCATCGACAGGGCTGCCAACGGCATTCCATTACGACCGACAGCGAGAAGCTGCTAAATTCCATGTCTGGCCGGTGCTGGCCGCCGCTGCGGGCGAAACCATCTCATACACCTACGAGCGCGAGATTGAGGACTTGGCCGCGCTTGATGACGTGGTGGATGTTCCGGGTGAGTGGTGGGAGGCGGTTGTCTACAATCTTGCTGATCGCTTGGGAGACACGTTTCCGACAGCAACGCCAAACCTGAAAGTCACGGCGCGGGCGGCATCTTTGCTGAAAGAGGCGGGGGCATTTGATCGCGAAGGCTCAATCTTCATGGGTTCTGGCTGGTGACCTTCCTGCCCGTCGCCACAAAATCAGCGGCGTCGTCTCTCTCCACATACGATAGCTCCCGGCTTTTGAATTACTTCGCGCGCCCGGCTGATGGGGTTGGCCCTGTTGCACTGATCGGGCGGGGCGGCGTTGATCCAGAGGCGAGCGTGGGCGCGACTGTGCGGGATATGCTTCCGCATGATGGCGTGCTGCACGTTGTCGCTGGAGCGAAGCTGTGGAGCATTGACGGCGCGACGGCCACTGAGTTGGGCGCGCTTGTTGATGATCCATCCACGCAGATGGCGAGCAATGGCACGCAGATCGCGATTACAGCGGGCGGGCGGTATTTCCTTTACGACGGCAGCACGGTTACGGAAACCACGACAGGATCCGTCACCAATCCGCGTGGCACGGTGTTTGCCGATGGGTTCTTT